CCTACATACTCAGCCTCACTTTCAGATGCTTGCACTGTTCCATCAAGTATAAAATCGCTGGCAGTAACTGTCTTATTAAAAGTAGAATCTCCTGCGGATATAGTTGTAGTTCCGCCTGGATTAGTTAAACTTATAGATTGCCCTGTTATATTTGTATATTCTTGCTCTCCATTACATTTAATATTTAAAAGATTGTAACTGACATTTAATCCATCTCTTGGATGTAATGGGTCTGGGTCTGGAAAGATAACACTCCCGTTAACTGTTGAATCACCATCAATTGTACCACCAGTTAAAGGTAATACTCCAACCCAATCTTGAGGGTCTCCACCTCTACCATAAATAACACCATCATTAGGAGCTTCTGGAACTCCGCTTGGAATATCAATCCACTCCTTACCACTCAAATCTGATTTAGTTGCCCAAACTTGTCCTGCAGTTCCGACAGCTACAGTAGGTTCTTTTGTATTAATTGCTGTAGTGTTATTTCCAATTGCTGTAGCATTATCCGCTATATCACTTGCATTTGTATTTATACCATCACTATTAGCTGTAATACTTCCTACATTAGTTGCTATATTAGCTGCATTTGTTGCTATATCAATTGCTACAGCAGCGCCAAGCGAATCTAACTGACCTTTTGTCGCAGCATCAGTTGCGGCTACGCCGTCAGCTATGTCTACTAATTTAAACCCACCACCCTCAAAATTAGCAGTAAGTGAATTACTACCATCTAATCTGTAATATTCATCTGGATTTAAACTTGCAGCATTTATAGTCCATCCTTGAGCACTATATAAAATCTGATTACCATTGAATACTGTTTCATTTGTTAAATCCCCTCCAACAAAGGTATAACCTAAAGAAGGGTCAACACCTGCAATACTCCAAAATTTTCCAAAATCAGTATCATCACCATTAAGAGGAGGATATTCATTACTTGCATCTGGTGTATGATCTCCCATAAATGTAAAAGCATCTGGGATTGCTATAAATGATGTAGGCTCAGACTTGAAAACAACTGCACCGTCAGCAACTTCAGCTACTAGAAAATATTCATCATTACCTAGATTGCCAAAATCCAACTTATGCAACTCTTCTATTTCTTCAAAACTTATTCTTAATATATTTGGATCGCTCATTGTTATTTGTTTTATTTATTAGTTAAGTATTAATTGGCCTACAAAGTCTATATTAAACGTAAGTGTAATTTCATGTGTTCCTGTAAAGGCAGCCTCGGCGCTTACCAATTCTCCATTATTATCTATAACTGTTATAGAAGGAAGTTTGCTCATCACATAAGTAAATGAAATTGGTGTAAATGCAGTAGCATTAATAAGGAATACTTCTGTCAAGTCATTTACAGTAGTAATACCCACTTCTATAGTTCCTGTAGTAGAAGTCTCATTTGACATACCATCAGCTATTACAAACAAAGTATAAGGAATAGAAACAGAATTTACGTCAAAGTTATGTATAACTTGGAAACTACCTGCGACATCTGATCCATCTGACACTGAGCCTGAAGCCATAACTATATCCTTCTGAATATCTACAACTCTCCATTTATATCTAACATATTCTCCAGCCTCTACAAGATAAGATATATCATGAATCTGTCCGTCAACAGGATTCATTATAGTACCCTCAGGAACAACATTAACATCAAGCGCTAATGGAAGTGGTTGGTCCATCACATAAGTTAATGTTTCTAGTATTTTTCCATCGACAAGTTCATCATCTTCCATCATATCATATGTAATAATCAATGTAAAATCAAGGTCTCTAGATGGATTCCCAGCAAACTCTTCTTGAGTAAGTTCCCAAGTCATGATTACAGATCCAGGATCTATACCTTTTCCTGACATTGGATTACCATTCGTATTCAGTAAAACTTCATCTTCTCCAGCTCTATATATAGACCAAAAAATATTTCTACCAGCAAGTGGAGCAAGTTTGAAATCAAATGTAAGTATTCCAGCCCCTCCTCCAGAAGGTACAACAGAGAAGAAATCTATAATAGGGTGGTTATTAGGATCCACATTAACTCTAGGCACATTGCTGTAACCAACTGCTACAGTTCTTCCATCAAGTATAATTCCATTAAATACTATTCTGTTTCCACTCTCATCGATAGAATAATTATCTCCTTCAGTTTGCATAACACCGTTTACCGTCACATATACTAAAGTATCAAGTCCATAGTCAAAGTTAAAGACAGTTTTATGTTCTCCACTAATATTTTGGTCAGTGAGTTTATTTGTATCAATTCCTTTTATAGCGCTCTCTTGTCTATATTTAAAGTTGTTTACTCTTGCGATCAACTCTCTATTTATAATGTCCCTAATTTTTGTCATTGTTAGTCAAAGTTTATGATAAACTGTGAAATCATAGCATAAATATATGTATAATCTTCACCCGTATATGTTATTCGTATTTTAAAATATTTGTCTCTTATTCTTTTTGATGTTGAACTGAACCTACTAAACGAATTGGATTTGCCAACTTGTATAAAATACTTCCCATCTTTATAATAAGCATTCTCAGAGAAAATTCCAATACTCATGTCAGGTGAATCCATTCTTGTAAGTATTTTTTCAGTATATGACACTTCAGGCTTACTGTTAGTAGCGCTAGTGTTTCCAGTATAGTCAATATTGCCTTCTTCATTATAATAATTTACAATAGTATCTCTCAAAACAGCGTCTGAGAAATCACCAGTTATAGTATATTTTATTTCATCAGGTTTTACTTTATTTGACAACATAATCAGATTCGTAAGTATCTTCTCACTACTAGGAGCCTCATGCATAACTACCTCTATCTCGAACTTATGCTGCTCTCCCATAAAGTTACAATAATTGGATGCTTTGTTAGTTTCCCAAGCTTTACTCTCAGTGACATTCAAATCAAACACCATATTGTCATCATGTATGTGAATCTGAAACTTAGGGCTGAACGATAATCTAGATATCCATTTTCCTAGAACTTCATTGTAATACAAAGATAAATCTGAAGCAAAAAATCTTCCGCTAGATATAGGAACATTCCTAACAACATCTGGAGTAGTATTAAACAATTTAGAGAATAACATAGCTACATTTTTCTTTGTACCATCATAAGATAGATATATCTTTGGAATTCCCTTAATGACATTATTATCCTTATCTGTATACTTATTCAGTCCGTCTTTGGCTTCAAGCAGCAACTGCTCCACAGAGTAGTCTGAAATAACCATTATCTGCTTACCATTAAGTTTCCACACTTTATTAGTTTGTAAATCTACACCATAAATTGTGCTGTATGTTGTGGTTATAGATTCAGGATTTATAGATCCAACTGTAGTAGAAAGTAATTGAGCTTTAGGAGCCAGTGCCTGAATATCATCAACATAAATCTCATTACTTTGATTTACAAGAGTTCTACCATCGACAGTTATAACTCCAACACCTTTCTCAAAAATTGCAAACAAAATATTATTGAATGTCTCTAGTTTTATTATTTGCCCAAGTTCACTGTTGTAGTCTCTAAAGTTAAGCCCAGAAAAATCCCTATAGCCATTAACATACTCACTAGTAATATTCGGAGACGAAAGCATAACTCTGTTAGGGTACATTTGATTATATATAGGATCTCTATAATCCAAACTTATATAAGACACGGCCCTTCTGGTTCCAGATAATCCATGGTTATAAGCTTTAGAATTACGTCTGTACTCTGCATACAATTTTGAAGGAGAAAATTTAGGATAAAATCCTTTGTCTGTTCCATGAACTGCTTTTTCAGCCTTCTCAACAGTTTCCAAGGATCTAACGTCAGTGTTATTATTATTCTGATGAACAAGTTCTATTATATATCCATTAGATACAAGTTTTCTTCCATCATCTTGGAACTCTGAAGAGTCTATCTCAGGATTATCACTTTCTATATCTCCAACAGCTCGTTCAACCATTGGTCCAGATCCGTAAGTGTAGTAGTCACCCATGTTGGCTAGGATAGCCTCCTCAATTCCTATAGGGTATGTCATTTGTTTATATGTACGAGTTATAAAGCAATCTCCACCTCCAAGTGTCAGAAAGTCTAATCCCTCGCTTAATTTGTGTCTTTGAGAAGTACTGTAATAACTAAGAGAAAATGATGATGCATACATAACTGCTAGTTCTCCAGAAGTCAGTTCTATATCAGAAGTTTTTATATCTGTCAAATGCATCTTGTTTGCGCCATAGTCATGCTCAAAAGGTTTCTCAAGGCCGGTTACAGGATCAAATAATTTACATCCAACATACTGCGAATAATTATTAACAACCGTAGCATAAGGGAATACATATATTTCTCCTGCCTGTTTCTCTGTTTTCCACGCTGCAGTTTTATTTATACCTAATGTTCCTGTATCCCATAGCTGCACACTAAGTCTATCATCTGTCGATGTTTTAGCGTGTCCCATAGCTTTCATTGTGTCAGGCTGCTCAATGATTTCTATAAATAGATATTCGTCTGGCGGTGTATGATAATGAAATCTAACATTCTGGTGTGACTCATCACTAAGTTCATTTCCTGCTCCAAAATCACGTACAGAACATGTACCGTGGTCATTGAAGTGATCCTCAGTCTTAATATCTCTATCACCATCGTCACTAAACCACACTCTGTCACCCTTCATTAATCTTCTTACCCAGTCTTTTACATTTTCGCCATCATATGTCGTATAATTTATAAACGCGTGCCCCTCACAATTTGAATTTTTGTCATAAGCTATACCTCCCCAACAGCCATCAGAAGAGCAGTCTGATGACACCTGCAATGCAGACATTGTTCTATATCTGAACGTAGGAGATGACATAGAAAATGCAGACACAAGATAACTGAATGACCTGTCTATTTTTGAGGTAAATTCTCCATGTGCAAATGAAGTCATTCCCTCACTAAGAAAAGTCAAGTCAGCTTTAAAACTCTCTGGTGTTTTCATATTGGTCACTGTAGCATCTATGTATATTACTTCATCTTCTCCTAGTGTAACATCCACCGCATCTAAATCTATTATAAGGTTTAATGTATTTGAGTCAAGTAATCCTGCTATGTTTGCACTATTTACTTCTATATCACTGCTTACAAATGCTACTCTATTTGTTCTAGGAACTCTACCTACTGCAGACCAACCTTTAAACCCTTTAGGATGTACTAAAAGCATTCTGTCAAGTAACTGTGGAACATGTACCATGTCAAGATCATACAAGTTTTTTGTCTTATTAGACCCTTTTTCCAATGGAATACCATTTACTCCTTCTCCGTTATCCCAGCCAAGATAAGTCTTTGTAGCGTCAGGAACCTCATCAGTTCCTACTACCACTGCAGTATTTCTGCGTAATCCAAGATAATCCAGATCATATACGATACTGTCAACATTATACGCTGGTAACATAGCCGTAGGCATTATATATCCTTGAACTAAAGTATCCTTTTTTCTGTCTTTTCTTACTATAAAATACCCTTTAACATTTGATTGTATGAATCCATACTCAGGATTATTAGTATCATTTAAAGGTGATAAATCTATTTTTAATTTTGTTACATTTACCTTTCCTGCAGTTATAAGTTCCTTCACCTTTGCAGTTCTATATAACCCTCTGACATTTTCAAATTCATTTATTCCGGGGCAAGCTATCTTCTCTGCGTCACCGACTATACCGTTTGGTGAAATGATTTCTATATCATCAGGACCACATCCAGACATGTCTCCGCTATATACACCGTCGTCACCATAATTATCTAATCCTCTCACTGGAAAAGCAGGAGTAACAAACATATCATTTAGTATATAACATATCCCTAATTCATAAGTTTCTCCAGCCCAGTAGCCCAGGTTATTATAAACATTATCTGGATTACCATAGGAACCTTCCATAGATTCAATAGTCTCTGAGATTCTCATCTTCTTTGATACACTTTCTAGAGCATCCATTAAATCAGCATCAAGTTCTGATGATATATTACCAAGTACAAGGCGATTGTTAATTTGTGTAAGTGTTTTTACTTTATCTACAGATGAGTACTGCGTGTTTAATTCGCTCTCTTGTATTGCCTCAACATTTTCAACTCCTATATGGATTATACTACATTTTCCGTCATCGTCTATGTCAAATGCTCTTAGTATTTTAAATGCGGTAATAGATTCATCTACATCACCATAGCCATGTGTAAAAAATACTTCTATGGTACCTGTAGATACTCCTATGTCAAGTAATTCAAATTTTACAAGTTTATCTGTCGAAGTAGACCCATCTACCCCAAGTGCTGTATCTTCAAATCCCTGGTGTATAGAAATCAAACTTGACTCTGCTATTATATCTGACAAATTACCATCAGCATTTCTATATTTAAAGTAGTAACGATATCCGCCTCCTTTAAGCACTCCTCCAGACTCAACGCCTATGAAGTTTAATACAGGCACATTATCCAATCTGACTATGAGTTCAGTTTGGTTAAAATACTTACTAGAGTATGTACTTGTATCCTTATTTTGACGTCTATCTATTATACTTGCTGACCCATCTGGATTTATCTTAAATCTAGAGTTTATAAGTCTTACAGGGTTTCTTCCATCTGTGAATATAAAGTTTATAGACTCATCGTACTCCTTTTGCAGTGTTAAATCTATAAAGTCCTCAAGTTGAAGCTTAAAGCTGTTAGTAGAAAAAGCCATGGTATGCTTTGTGTCGTCATCCCAATCTTCTGGAGGTATAGAGTCGCCAAATTCATCAGTTAAGAAATTATACAACGGAGAATAGATCTTTCGCATAGGCACGGTATCTTCAGGCCATGCGACATTTAGTGTTGACACTACTCTAATAAGTAACGCTCCATTTGAAAGGTCTGGAAACTCTGCAGGGTATTTTATTTTAAGTTCTATTATATATGAACCATAATACTCTTCAATAGAATAACCTGGAAAATTAGAAAGTACGTAACTTGCCTCATGAAAATGCATATAAAACTCTCTAATGTCACTACTTAAAACTGGTTCACCAGAATTCATGTCTTTAATAGCCTTTTCAGCAATTTCATAATGATGCTCTGATATATTAACTCCAGCGTAAGTAACAAGCGTACTATTTAGCATATTACCATAATGCATAGAGCACGCAAGCAGTATTTTTTTCCCAAAGTCTTCTGTAGTAGAACTTCTTTTTGCTACAAAATACACATAGTATTCATGTGATGCCAACTCCTCTATTGTTACTACAACAGGTTGTGCAGGATCAAGATCCTCATAAATTTTGTTAGTACTTATTTTCTTACATGGACACTCAGCTCCGGTTGTCTCACAGAACTCACTTTTTAGCTCTCCTATATAAACATCCACCAAAGTGTCAGTACCATTAAGTTCAGTCAAGTCGAATGTTATATCTATATGTCTTCCAAGAGCGTCATCATTAAATTTAAATTTCTGTAGCGAAGTCAAATAGGACATTGTCTCGTCGGTATAACTTCCAAGTAACTCCTCATTAAAATCTAAGTCTGCGTCAGTAGGAGGATTATATGCATCCCACACAGGACTAGGGTAAGTACCGACCTCTCCAAGTTCAAATGTACCATCATCTCCAAACTTACCACTTATGATATATGCTACATTATTGAATGTTTTTACTGCCAGGGGAATAAAACCGTCTGTAAGAGAAAATCCTTTCCCATTCCCTGTCTCATTACCTGGAATATTTTTCATGACATACTGGTTCTCGCCGACAGTCATTATCTCAGCATTCAAAGCATCTACGTATTGGTTGTTCTGCACAACAAGTGGATGAAGATCTGTATTCAATCCCCCATTAAATGTATTAGTTCCTTGACCTTTACTCTGCATCTCTTTTTTCCTTTAATTGTTTTGCATACTTTTCTTCTTTTGCTAAGTCAGAAAGTCTTTCTGCATACTTATAATAATTGTGTTTATAAACAAATCTAAATCTAAAAAATCTGTATATTCCTCTCACCTGTCTGTCTGCAGTCTCTGCATTTAATAACAGACTTGGATACTTCTTGGCTTTTGCTTCTTTAATTATAGTTACAAAGCCTTCTTTAATGGATTTCCTAATTACATCTGGATCAAGCCATTCATGCCAGTCAGACATTTTATCCATATAATCATCGACAGTTCTCCTTTTCATTTTAAACTAACATATTTTACACCAGAGTTAGCAGCAGCATACAACTTATCCCTGAATGTTTTAGGCAGCCTTATCATAACATCATCGTGCTTTGACTCAGGGCCAAAAGATATAGTAACCACTGGAACTTTAAATCCAGTTTTAATAACATCTAATCCTTGAAACAATACTGAATCTGTAGGATAACTTGAGAACTCTTGCATGGAAATCATTTTTACATAAAGTACAGGATAAAACTTAGTCCTACTCAAACTTATCAAATCTCCCTGCATAGCGTCCAGTATCATTAGATACAAAACATCTACCATGATTAACTCCACTATCTTTTCTTTACTAGAGTTCGTACCACTAACATTACTGAAGTAATAATCCCTTAACCTTCCCTTTGGTGCGTTATCACTTTTCTTAAACCATTTAGCAACCTTTCCTCTTTGCTTTAATCTCTCTCTAAGACTTATATCACCATATTTATCAAAATTTGGAAGGTAAGGTTTGCCTTGTCTCCCATATGAATTCTTAAAATAAGCCTTTTTATCTTTTATCTTATAATTATTCTTTATATATTTAAAGTCCTTAGGGTCATGATATTTCTCTAAGGCTTCATATCTATCAATAAGTGCTTGTATCTTAGTTCCTCCAACCATACTAACGTCTAAACTTAAAACTTCTATTATATCTTTTTCTATCAAATCTCTTCATCTCATTCAACATTTCATCCAGTTGATTATCAGTAATCGCTTCTGGTATAGCAGCAGATTGTATCAATCTCGCTGACTCTTGTGTTATCCACGGCAATATCTGTGCTGCAGCAGGATCTCCTTTGAACATTTTCTTCTTAGTAACCATTAAAGCTACTTTTGCTGCAATCGCATTGGCATGTTTTCTTGTAATTTTTGGAAGCCCCTTATCGTCGACCTCAATCCCTTCATATATCATATAGATCTCTGTATCAAACAGATTCTCATCATACAACTTAAGTGCTGTCTCATCTATCCACTCATACTGTAGATATGTACCAAGCCCAACGTTAGGAGAATCATTAAAATGATATGTCTTCAGATCTGAGTTACCAAGAACTGTATTCATAAACTCTTTGTTGCTGTCAACTTCGTAGCGAGTGTATTTATAAGGTTCAAGATCATCATAACCATCGTCATGTAATGGAGTTGTAGTAAGACTCAAAAGTTTATATAAATTACACGGAACATCAAGAATCATAGTATCTCCACTCTGGGGTTTTTGTACATACTTGTAGTATTTAACCGGAATAGAGTTAATATCCTTAAATGCTTGGTAGGCTTTCTCCAAAAAATCGTGTTCCTGAAGTTTTATCCCGTACTCATCTTTAAGTATAGGATATGCGGCCATAATATTTAGTGTTGGTTCAAATGATGCGTCCATATCTTATTTTACATTTTTTCTTGTGTGTTCGGTTGAACTGGAGTGTTCAATTGTCTGTAGTATTGGATATACTTATTAGAGATATCAGTTATCACCTGATCCACTACTATATTTGGTGCATAAAACTCTGAAGTATAAAATTGTTCAGCATAAGGCATATTCATCAAGTCATATGGATTCTCAAATACGGCGCTCAGTGACACAAACTTCAGGTTGTTGTAATTTCCCATATTGAATAGGTATACATCATAGGTTCCATCACCATTTCCAGCCATATTTACCCATGCGTATGGGACTTTAGAAGTAACTTGTTTGTATTGATTGTATATATAATCTGTATCGTAGTATATTCTAAAATTAAGTGAATTGTCCATCGGCCCAAGATAGCTTATAGCTTTGTCGGTATTAACCAACTGTGCCAGTGAAGGAATCTTAAAATGAGGTGCTGAAGTAAGTGAATCTATATTACAGTTACCTGATATATCGTTGCACTCTATTTGTATTCCATCAATCCTTTGACTTACCCTTGAGGGATCTAATAAACCCTGCTTTATCTGCTGGGCAATAATAGTATTTGTATGCAAAACAACCTCCTGCATTAACTGTTCTATGGAGAACGCCTCGTTCGTTACTCCTTTTAGACCGTCTACTATATGATTTCTTATAACCGAGGCTATTTGTTTTAGTTGCATATCTTAATGTTTATATTTTACCTCCTCCACAACGTCTGCCAGTCTTTCCACCACCACATTTGCTACGAATTAGTCTAGGTGAGTTTTTCTTATTTCTTTTGTAAAGTATACCACCACCTACAAGATCGTCGTCATCATCAGTATCATCCTCGTCATTGTCTCTATCGGCTAAGTTTTTTAATTTATAGAGTGAATGCATAGATATAGATTTTAACTCATCTATTTCAGCTCCAATATCATTAAATCCTTTGTCATCGGCGTGCTCCTTCATTTCATCAAGCATAGGAACAAAGTCTTCCTCTAGAAAACTCACAACATCTATATCGCCGTCTGAGTCTTCAACTACAATGTCTACGCGACCTCTAGCTAACCTTAATTCTGCTATCTCATCAAATTCATCAAGTATCTCTTCATATAAATCCTGCAGTATTGTGTGCTCAGCCATATTTTTGGCTTTAAGATGCGCTATATGCAATATATCTCTTGTGCGTAATAATTCTCCTAAAAAGGCCCCGCATTTATTCATAATATTCAGTATTTAAAATTTATTATCTCTAACTTATAATAAGAAATATCAACAAACAAAAAAAGCCCCCGCTATGGGAGCTCTTTGTTTTATAGTATAGATCTTGATGTCTATTAAGGTATCCAGCTATCAAGTATAGTCATAAGATTTGCATGGTTTTCATTAGCATAGATAACCATACGTACAGATTTACTAGACGTATCAGCATTCACATAAGAATGATCTACATATTCATGAGATTCCCAACCATTTATATCTTCAAGGTCAATTTCAAAAGCAACCATTCTGTAAGTTCCTCTTACATCAATTCCTTGAGAGTTACCTCCAATTTGTGCTTGATAAGGAGCACTGTTCAAGAATGTACCCATTCTACGAGACTCTTCCAAGAATTTACCTTGTCCATGTCCTGACGCAGACTTTACAACCCCACCTTCAGTAAGTCTATAAGGAACTACGTCTCTAGTCTTTGTTGCTTGGATAACTTTAACTTCCATGTAGTCAATTTCAATAAATCCTGCGTATGTCTGAACAGCCATAGCCTTAAGAGCGTATACAGGACTAGGGTGTGTAGTATATAATTCAATTACTTGCTCTTCTACTCCACTACGATTAAACATAGCGTCATATGCGGTCATAATAGCAGTAGCTGCATCAGCTGCAGTTACTTCTCCTGATGCGCCTGTGCCTACTATAGGAGCTGTAGAAAATGCAATCTTCTTACCGTCTTCTATATAGTTTCTAGCTTGAGAACTGATATTTCTCATAGATTTGTACGTTAATACAACTGATAGAGAGTCTCCGCTAGCTAGACCAGGGATTGTTCCAGTATCGAATTCTTTTTGCGATTTTGCAGGCGGCTGAGAAGGTTTATCTGTAATAGGGGCAGCTTTTGTTTTATCAAACGCTCCGTAACCTTTAATTTTTAAAACGTCTCCATCTAATGTAACTCCTTCATCAGAGTTTAATAATACTTCTTTGTATCCTAAGTTAAACATATTATTGTGTTTTTAGTTTGTCCGGCATACCAGCTACGTCCGAACGGTTTATATTCAATATACGAAAGGAGCTGGAATCCCCTCCGTTTTATTTTTATTCTTTATCTTGTTAAGATATAGTTATTGTAATTTCATTACTAGCTTCACTAGATTCTCCGGAATTTGATAAAGCATAAACAACCGCTGTAACCTCATCTCCACTAGCCAGTCCTGTCAAAGTATATGTTCTAGTTGTTGTATCGGCCCCAACAGTAGCTCCATCGTTAATATCCCATTCTATTCTATAAATGTCAGCGAAAGGAATTTCATCCCAAGTATATACTATAGCATCTACTCCACTCTGAACTCCTGCTAAAGTTGGTACCATAAGTGCTCCAAAGAAATTAGAGCCGTCATCTGCTCCAAGCGAACCATTAGCTAAATACAACTCAATAATATTAGGATCTAATGAACCTAAAAAGTCAGGAAGTGTTGCTTCTATTGCTTTAAGTACTTTTTCGTTAATATAAATAACATATCTAGTAGGTCCTGTTGGAGTAGCAGCATTCACATACTGATGTTTCAAGTACTCATGCCCTGCCCAATCTCCAGAATCTTCAATATCAGCAACTACATAAAAAGTTGCATATTTACCTTCTACATCAATACCTTGGCTGTTACCACCACTTTGTTGTTTATATGGAAGAACATTAAGTCCTGTAGCCATGCGTCTAGATTCTTCTAACCAATAGCCTAGTCCCATACCTGTTTGGTGGTCTTGTGAAACTGTAAGATTAAGCTCTACTTTTGCAGGTTTATACTGCAGTGGAGCGTAGGGATTTGTTGGATCCGGAATCGATGGTAGTGGGTAAGCCTTCTGTGAAGTTATTTTCTCTACTATTAAGTCTTCACCTTCTAAGGTTATTACTACTGAAAATTTAGTTGGTTCAAATGAAACCACGTCAACAAACATTTCAGCAGAGTTATACTTTTCTTTAAAATTCTCAAAGCCTTTTGTTACAGCAATAACCATATCCTCAGGTGCTGTACCATCTAAAGGAGTCGTTTGAAAAATAATGCGCTCCCCATCAACTATAAAATCTCTGGCGTAATCACTCCTATTTCCTTCTACAGTTTTTAGACTTATTACTATATCATAAACAGCACCAGCCTCACCAGCAATAGCATCAACATCTACGATTTGACGTAAACGTGGCTGAGCCCTAAACCCTTTAAAATCTTTAATAGCCGTAGCGTCCAAAGATATATAGCCAGGAATAGTGATATTATCAGCAGTAATTTGAATTTGCTCTGCAGAATTGAGTACGACCTCTTTATATCCTGTATTAAACATATTTTTAATTTTTTGCGTTATGCTTACCAGCTGCGGCATAACTCGGTTTATATATTACCGGAGGGCTGGATTCCCCCTTTTAAAATTTTTAAGGTACTGTTGTATCAAACACACTTTTAAAATCTGCATTGTTTGTTCCTGCTGCTAGTACATAAACAACAAACGAGAAATCATTACTAGCCGACGCCTGATTAACACCCTTATGATCTACAAACTCATGGTTTAAGGTTTCATCATTTGCAACAGTAAAATAGAACGCATCATATACTCCATCTAATGCAACTCCTGTATCATTACCTCCAGTCTGTGGAGCATATGGCCTACTGTTAGGTCCTGTTCCAATTTTTCTAGACTCCTCAATAAATTTTCCAGTAAGATAACCTTCTGATCCTTCTGTAGTTACTGTCTTTGTCAATCTTTCTAAATCAGAAACAGATGTATTTGTTCTTTCAATAGTTACAAGCTCAATAGATTCTATAATCCAACTTTCATGCCCAGGATTAATGGTTGTACTAAGTGTCCCTGTTGTAGTGTCTTGTGTAATAGTCAATATTATAGCCTCATCTTCCTTACGATATACTTTATTGTACTTTGCATATCCAGCAGGAATATCAGTTCCTATAGAATGAAAGTGAATAACTTCTGTAGCCTCTGTTCCAAGATTCCTCAATCTTATCTTTACGTTGTACGGAGAACTTCCAAGAGTAGGAGATGACCATGTAGCCATTTCTCCAATAGGACCACTCCCATTTGATTCTGTGTATATGATAGACATATTAAATTCATAATACCCTTCAATAACTTTTCCAATAGGTATATCAGGATTTACTCCAGGGTCTATAGGGTCTGGCTTATATTGAATAAACACATTAGCATCCTCTCCTGACGTAATAACTTTATTAAGTACAACTTCTTTATATCCTAAATTAAACATCTTTTATATTTTTAAATTATTGTCCTTGCGGAGCTGGTCCTACAGTTCTATTAACCTGTGCGTTAGTAGATATTCTAGGATCACTTCCTTGCTCAAGAATAAGTGTAACTAAAGTGTTTTGTATTTCATAACATACATATTCTGGAAATTCTATACTGTCTGTATTATCTACAGGGTCAAGAAGATCAGCTTGAGTTAGTTTAAGAGACTGTGGCTCTTTCAAATACTCCACAGTAACTTTTGTTATGTTATATTTTCCTTCGTCTTTAGTTCCCACACTTAATATAAGACTATTACCAATTAAATCATAATAAGGTCTATAAAATCTAGGTTCTAAAAATGAATTATTAAGTATAGCTGCCTTTCTATCGGCAGTTAATCTTTTTGCCGGGTATTGTACAACTGATGTAACCTCTTGTTCACATTCTAACACAGGAGATGTCAATTCTACATTTACTATACAATTTAGCAAGTGTCTATACCCATGCTCAAGACCTTTTAAATTATCTAGAGCTTCAATATCTATTTCTTCAGGTTTGCTCCTAAGCACCCTAAGGTCATCACTAAGTTGTTGCGAAGTGTCATGAAGATTATATCGAGTATTCACATAATTATTGACTGCTTTGTTTGCAAAATAGAGGAAGTCCTCTACATATAATGCAGAAGCTTCCTCTTTGTTTAACTCAATAAGAGTGTTTCTATACAGTTCTCTAACTGTCATAATAATTCGCTTTATTTTTTACCTCTAGCAGGTCGTTTTTTAGCCGGAGCTTTAGTTTCCTTTACTTCTTCTTTTTCAGTTTCTAATTCCTTGGTATCATCAAAATTAGGCTCATACATTTCAGAGTCTTTTACAGATAGTTGAATATCGGTAGTTTCAGTAGACGGATAAATAGCAGCTTCAATCTCTCTAACAACAGAAAGATTAATAGGATTAGTTAAATAATCCAAAGCTAAAGCTTCAGTAGTTCCAAGCATAATGTTATTGTATCTATATACAAATCCATCAAACTGTAGAATACCTTCATCTAGTCCGTGATAAAGCATAAGTTTAACAGAAATATTCTCACTGTTATATACTTCCTCTACTTCATGTCTTCGTCTTTTATCTTCTACGGCAGATAGTAAATACCCTTTCACATCAGATATAGGTTGGTCAGACATATCGATTCCAAGCAATCTAGCCCTATTGTACAGATTTGTTTCAGTGTCATTAAGAATCTTATTAATGAGCTTAGCTTTCATTTCTATTTCTGCTACTCTCTTTCTTGACTCTGCACCAGGTCTGTGTACATAATACCAGGCTTCTTTATTTCTTTGAGCTTCCTCAAAGTCTTTTGCTACATGTGGTGAATGTTGTATCCATTCCCAATCTGCAGCATCTTGCGGATCATTGAGGTTTAATTCATATCCATGTTTCAGGATAACAAATGAATTCTCATCTGGTAAATAACCTCTTTCCATTTTTTGGATATCTGATAGATTAGTTTCTATTCCAAGATATCTTCCAGTTCTAACACTTTTTGTAGGTTGAACTTTTAATTTAGCTTCTTTACTGAAGACTGACTTTATTATAATTCTTTTGTCTTCAGGGGTTCCGCCTTCTAGTTGAGACGTTTCTAACTTGTCAAATTTTCTCATTTTCTTATTATCTTATTATCATTAGCATTTAAAAAATATGCCCTCCCTAAAACAACCGAGAGGGCACATATATTATAAGAACTTTATCTATTAGTAAGAAATAGATTCAGTAATAATTGCAGCTTTATATGGATTAAATATTACAGCAGCAGAGTATCCAAGTAAGTGGTAAGAACTACCATGAACCGAAGTTGCAATAGCTCCAGACTCACGTCCAGTTTGTCCACCCATACCATTCAATGTTCCACTTAACATCTCAGCTCCGTCAAGAGTGAATGTAGCTAAGTTAGGTCTACCAGTTGAGATATCTGGGCTCATGTCAATACAGAATCCATAACCGTAGTCTGGGTATTCTTGAGATAATGAACGATCAACAACAAATGAAATAGTATTTCCTTGGAAAGTGTAAGAATCAAACTGAGCTCCAACTTTTACTTTAGAGTTAGCTTGCTTAGACCAGAAATAAGATCCATCTCCAGGAGATTGGAATCTAAGGTCATTCTTCATAATCTTACCAATTTGGTTCCATAATCTCTCGTTTACAACGAAAGCATAAGTGTTTCCGATAGGGCTGTCAGACTTCTCAGTCAATGCAGCTATAATATCTTCTAACAAATCAGTAGAAAGGATTGAATAAGCGAACTTATCACAATATCTTTCAATCTGTGCGATCACACCATCCCCAATTGGAATATCACGACCTTTTTCATCTTGCATAGTACACTTACCGTTCACGTCAAAGTTTGACTGTCCGAATAAGATGTGCTGTTCACGAGATACTAAGTAAGAGTCCATACACTCTTTTTCCTTAGTGTTCATTTTTGCATATTGATCAGAACCTTTTTTACCGTTTCCAAGATCAATAAATACATCCTCCATCAATGCGAAATCACCTGAGAAGTCAACAGAAGCTCTGTGTCTTGATAAGTAATTACGGTGAGTTTCAGTGTTAGATATATACTTGATATATCCTCTCTCAGAAAGCTCTGGGTGATAATTAGAACGATAACGTGTAATACGTCCTTTAGCTACAAAAGTAGGATCAACCACTTTCGTTGAGTCACTAGATACAAGCATTACTTTATGAAGCCATTTGTTATCCATCTCCTTTTTAGGTGGAGCTACAACAAATAGTTGCTGTTTGTTTTCAAGCACCATAGTGTCGTTTTTATCGTAGTATTTCTCCTCAAGATAAAGGTTAAATATTCTATTTGTTGGGCTCTGAACATCAACAATTCTTACCTTCTTGATAAAGTTTACTTTTATGTTCCACTCAATTGTCATTGAGTTAATTGGCGTAAAAGAGTCTCCTCCTTTTTTCTTTGTATATACGTTACGTAACGCCTCTGTCAAATTTGAAATAGCTAGGTTTGGATACATAGTAACCACCTGCCCCATTTTGTGAGGTTTTCTACCTAACAGTGTTCCAAAGTTTTGGACTGTTTTTGTACTAGAAACATTCTCCAAAACTGTGTTTCTGTCTACAATTCTCATTGTTTTATTACTGTTTTAGTTATTATTAATTATTCATCATCCCACAGAGAGTCTATATCTTTAGGTCTTAGTTTAGTTCCACCTTGACCGTTGTTACCGTCTTGGTGCATGTTTCTAGTATTCGGTAATCCAGAATTACCTGCCATACCGTCAGGTGTTCCCGGAGCACCATTCAACACGTCCTGTCTTCCTCTCTTATAGGCTTCAGATTCTTTTCTTCGCCAGTACTTATCTACATTATCGAGATAAGACTCGCCATATTTGGTAAACCACGCTGCCTTAAACAGTTGTTGCGGATCTCCAAAAATTTCTTCCATTATTAAAGGGTCGCCTTCATCATTGACTTCAAGTATACTTTCCAAAACTGTATTTTTCATACCATCTGTTACTTGTACTCCTCCAATATTATCTAAGTTTTCTACAGCTCTTACAATCTCATAACGATCCGCCTCAATTTGCTCGTCGCGTTTAGCTTGTTGTTCAGCATTTAACTTATTCTTCAGTGCTTCTTGATGCGAGATATATTGTGATCTCAACACCTTCACTTGGTTTTCATAAACCTTAGGATTCTCTTTTTGCTTGTCGAGTGCCTCTAAAGCCTCCTCTTGTGTAGCATTCTCTGTAGAATCCATATACCATTTAATAAAAATACTATCATCTGGTACATTTTCGAAATCTACGGTTGCAGAATCTCTAACAGCTAGTATCTTTTGAACTTGTTCGTTAATAACCTCGTTCAAAAATTCATTAACTGGTTTCCCAGAATTTCTAACTGCATTCAAAAGTTCGATTTCAGTCTCTTCAAGATCATACTCTTCCTCAACTGAAGGTCTAGCTTCTGAAGCTAAAGATGACAATACATTGTACTGCTCTTCAGGTTCTAATTCTGAAAATGGTACCTTCTGCCCATCTTCAAATGTTATTTGACCGCCAACAATTCCATACTCTGAGAGATATCTTTCAATACCTGTAAGTTCTGGTCCGTCACCTTCTCCAGCTCCGTCACCATCACCTTCTCCTGATCCATCGCCGTCTCCATCACCAGTTCCATCTCCATCACCAGTTCCATCTCCGTCACCAGCACCAGCTCCATCTCCAGCGTCTCCATCGTCGTCATCATCGTCGTTTCCGTCACCGTCTCCAGCGCCTTCTCCATCACTTCCAGCACCGTCTGCAGCACCTCTAGTAATTACGTCATTGTCGTCATCATCAAATAACGAGTCAATATTTTCTACTTTCATTTTAAAACATTTTACTTATTAATCATATAATCATTACTTCTCTAAATCTATTATAAGAAAATTTTTCTATATAACAAACCTTATCCCCTAGTATCCTGAGTTCCTCTACGCATAATTAACTTCAATATGCCGTCTTTTGGTACTGCAGCACAATAAAAATGTGCAGTTTTATTATAAGGTATTGTAACTACATTCAGCTCGTCATCTTCATCAAGCAATTCGTAAGTATTACTAAATTGTATAACTGCATCTGCTGTCTGAGTGTTATTCGTTATATAAATTTCATGTGCAGAATTCTGAGCCAGTGACTCTCCTTTCCAAGTATGCACAGTCACCGATGCATTCGCCACAGTCCAAACTTGTAAAGTACTTCTAGATTTAAAGTCAGGAGTAAAATCTCCACCTATTATTTCTTTTACTTCTTCTCCAGTATCTTCTTTATCAGACAGATTGTCCATATATATTCCTAAAGCCATAGTATTTTTGTTTTTGATATTATTTCTTTCAGTGAAAACACAGCATCTTCTATTCTACTGTTTTCCACAAATGATACATTAAGATTAAGAGAATTCAAATACTCCAAATAAGCTATAATCTTTGTGCTTAATGTGTATGCTTTGTTAAACGTTTTTATATCACCACTAACGGGCTCGCGTATAGATACACTATACTGCAGTCCGGCCAAAGCCACATAAGCTTCATTAACTGTGTTCTGTATGTCATCTAAAAATATCATTGTTTAACATTTTTTATTTGTTGTTGCACAAAAGCGTCTAGCTGACTCCATGATTATTTGTGCTTTCCTAAAATCTCCTTCTCTGAAGTATATATGTGATCCCAACCTCTTTTGTTGAAGCTTCTGCCAATCACCTATGGTACATACATCATCACAAGCTGGATCCAAAGAAATACTCTTAAGTTCTGCTATGATGGCATTATTTAACTCATCTGAAACCATTACTTGAGTATTTGCAAGTAAACCTCCTCCAGAGGAATTTATATCTGTGAAGTTGTTACTAGCTAAAATGAATTCTTCATATGTAATAGTTGCAAGTGGTTCTTCTATAATGTTTTGATCAGTATCTACTAGAACCAAATCTCCTCCAGAAGTGATTTCAAATCTTCCAGTAGCAACTGCTTTTCCAACAAATCCTTCATATGAGTATATCTCATTCTCAATAGCTTGACTACCATTACCAACATCCCTAAATACCACAAATGTTGAAGTATACCACCCATCAAAATAAGTTTTCTTATTTACTGATGCAGGTGTCAAGGTCATGTCAAAAGGATAGGAGTATTTATACACAGATTCCCACGGGCCATTATTTCCGCCAACTGGAACTCCCTTAAACTGAAGTATATTAGCTTCAGCAGTATAAAAATTAATATCTAATATAACATCAGACGGTTTAGTGTTAACACTATACTGCAAATTATTAGGTTCATAAGTAAAGACTGGAGGGGATGTTACATCAAGCACTCCTTCTTCAGTTAGCACTACTTGTGAATAAAGTCCTGAGGATCTACCAAGTGTTCCATTGTATGCTAACACATACATATAGGTAGAATTATCTGGAATTAGTCCAGGCAAACTTACATAGTCAATATTACTATAACTAAGTACAAGTTTTGGTATATATGTTACAATGTCAAACCCTTCGATGTATTCAACCCTAGTATCTACAACAGATTCTTCAGGGTCTAGTTTAAAGATGTCTTTTATAAGAACACCGTGACTATCTACAGGATAAGCTAAAGGTATGTTCATTTCTTAAATTTTTGAGTTGTTAATTTCTTTATTATTTCCTCCAGAAGCAGGTGCTGTATATAGTTGTTCTCTCTCTAACTGTACAACATCTTTCTTAGTTTTAATCTCCTCACGTTTATATTGAGCTTCATCATCAGCTTTCTTCTTATTTAAACCTAGTTCCTGCATCTTAACCTGCTTCTCGAATTCAAACTTCTCACGCTCAAACGCCAGACTTTGTTCATCAGCTCCAGAAAGTTGTTTCTGTAGTTTTTCAGTTTCTGCAGCAGCAGCCTTAAGTTGCTCTTCATACTCTGCCATTTTCTGTTCAACTTGTTGCATTTGTTTTTGCTTCTCTTCGTCGCTCATCATGCCTTTACGTATAATCTGTTTAGCCTCAAATACGGTATTTGCAAATACAAGTTCTACAGCTGTTTCAGGTTTTATTACTCCAGCACCTATAAGTTCCATAACTATCTGCTCTAATTTCTTGAGCTTCATGGCATCTTTAGATGAATTTGTGACCTGTATGTTATATTGTGTAAGTGAAAAGTGGTCTTGGTGTAATTTAAATATCACACTTGAAGGCCCTACTTTATAGGATCCCATTTTACCTTTTTTAAATGAGATTTTTGATAGATCTATCATTCTTGTCAAAGCTCTCTGTCGAGCTCCATCCATTAGATTGAATATATTAAGTGTTATCAAAGAAACCTGTCTTATACCAACCTTGACATTTTCTACAGCCTCTCGCTGTTCTATTTGACCAAGCATTTGATCTGTAACCCCTGTCGTCAATACAACTTGACGTTCAAGTGTTCTAAGTATGGCGTCAATACCAGCAATGGCATTTCCATCTATACCACCTTGGAATTCCCCGTAGTGGTTAAAGAGTTGAGCGCCTTCTTCGGTAGGGTCTACTAGTTCTATACCCTGCTTTCTTAAAGCTACCCACTTCATTAGACGCTCCATAAATTTATTTCCAAGTATTTTTGGTATACCTGCTAGATTAACACGTGTACCACTTACTCCAGCCGTCGCCACTAAGTTATCTCTGTGGAATTGTGTTATATCATACATATCTTGAGTATCCTTCAAGTTCCAAACCATTGAGTAAGGTTCTCCTTGTCTCAAATTGTACGACACACCATTATATGACAACGAAGCTTTATAAGGATTGTTTATATCCCTAACAACATTTTTAGAACGTCCAAGTCCTATGTAAATGTTACCCAAGATACGGATTCCTTCATATCTATGTTCTATCCACCCTGTCTTCTTCAAAGCCTCTTTTCTTTCTACAGGATTTCTATCTTGTGTAGACGCTTTATCATATCTACTAGAAGCTAACCACTCAACGTGCATTACTTCTACTACATCAATCAAATCTCCAGTGTACTGTCTAAAGTTAGAGAACTCCTCAACATACAAATCCTGATGATATAATTCTGGGTCTGTCATATTTCTATGATTACCATATCCTCCCCATCTACCGGAAAGTATCTTAACCTCTTGATCACTCATCATGTGACCATACTTTTGAAGTATTTGGTGTCTGGTTAAAAATTCTCTATGTACTACAGCATCTGCAGAATCCAAATAAATATCATTTTTATTCTGACTAAAGAATAAATTTTCAGGCTTTACAACCTCGAAAATAGGATCCTTTCCTTCTTCTTCTATATATTCTCTCCAGTATGACTCACCTGTTATTAATAAGTCATAGAGCATCTCAGCTGTCTTTCTTTGAAAGTCGAGTGTATTACTCTGCTCAAAGTAGTTTACAAGATGCTGTGCAGCTTTGGCATAAGTAGAAACAAAGTCAACGTCCAAATACTCCTTTAAAGATTTTATGAATTCTTCCGTAAGTTTAGGAGATGGAGGTGCTGTTTCTACTCCTGCTGCTTTATTTTTTCTATACTTACTACCCTCATCGACTGCCTTCTTTATATTACCAGCAATCTTTGTCATTAGGTAATTTTTCTTTTCTTCTTCCTCTAAATTAAGTGTGCGCTCATCTGATACAGATATTCTGTAGGAAAATGTTTCTTGCAAGAACATCCCAACTAGTGCATCTATACGTGGCTTTATTATAGGTGTAAATGTCAGGTCTATAGGATTTCCTATCCCATAATTATTTGTCAAATACTCAAATTCAGCTTCTTCACGTTTTCCAGAGTAGTACTTACGGCACACAGGAATGTGTTTCTTGTCTATAACAAGTTTACCTATCCAGTAATCAATCATACCTTCAAGGTACTTTTTACTGTTCTTGGCACTCTCGGTTACAAATACCTCGTTTAATACTAAATCAGATCTTAAATTTGCCATCTATTATTTATCTATTTTTGCTATAATGTCCTGCCCGTAGCATACAACATATAGGTTTTTGTCGTTATCTAAGTAAAAGTCAGTCCCCATAAAGGCTTCTATAATAACTCTGTCACCTACATTAGCAATTTTATTTTTGCTAGCTATTACCTCTCCATATCTTACATCTTGAGCCGTAGGGTCTTGTTTTAATAGTTCATCAGGAATGTAAATTCCACCTTTTGTTTTTACTTCTTTTTTATCAAGTTTTATAATAATACGGTCCATTCCAGGATCCATCTTTAACACATCACTCATAACTTTTAACTCTTTATCACTTTTCAATATAACTCCTGAAGCTGGTATTATTTTTATTTTTTCAGTTTTGTCTTTTGAAGGGACGTGCATTCCAAAATAAATTGAAACTACTATTTTGTCTCCAACACTAAATTTAGCATTAGCAGAACTTCTTACTTCTGCATAATACAACTCTCTACCATTATCATACCTATTAGTTGCAGTGTCAGGCACTACAAGCTTTGAATCGGCGTATACGTTTGGCCAGTGTTTCATAACAATAACTAGGTGGTCATTCTCCGCCTTTAAATCATTTGCATTTATATACATATCACATTAACATTTAAATTTCTACAATTTAATAATAAGAACTAGAATTGTTATTTCCAACCTCTTCCACTTGAAGATTCAATCTTTAAGTCAAAGGTGTACTCTGAATTCATAGTCTGCTCTTCTCTACTTTGATTTGGCAATTCTCCATATACTTTTTTTCCAGTGACTGGATCTTTATAATAACCAAATAATTTGAAATCATCATAGGCTTCTTTAGGCTTAGCTAATTTACCCATTAAATCGTCATCCATAAGTTCACATAGTCCCATCGCAATTACAAGGTCAAATTTCGTACGGTCATTTCTATCGTACTCAATGAGCTGTTCAAGAGCAGCCTGGAACCATAAATTCTGTGTGTTATCATCTAAATACTCTTTCAACTTACCATCTTGGTAATCAATATAGTGCGTAGATGCAGGAGTACCTATTAAGTTTGTTGTATTAGTTGTAGGTTTTCCATCCATATTAGAAGCAGTAGCAATACTAGGTCTTTTTATGAATCTATGATATTGGCCTCTATTTCTAAAATGCCCAACAATACCAATCTTTGTGTACTCCAGATTTATTTTAGCGTTAAAGAACATTGACAGCTTCAACACATTCTCATAGTCTTCACGAACATCATCAGATCTGTTATTGTAGAAAGCCACATACAGGTTCGTAGTGGTGCTAAATAATCCTCCGTCTGGTATTCTTTTCTTTACAGCTACTGCCAATTTAGATCCGTCTGTGCCTAGAGCAGAATCAGCATTACCTTGATCAATACTATCGACTCCCATTATATATAAATCGTTAAATACATTACCATGACTGTCTCTGTAAGGCATAAGTTCACTTTCTAGCATAAATATTTTACCCTCTAAGTGCTCTATAAATCTTGCTCCTATATGCTTTCCATCATCGTCATCAACATACTCAAGTGTACCTCTTAACCATTTTGGAGCATCATCCTCCTTCATGTCAATCTTAGTAAGCTGAGCAGCTAAAAGTTCTTTATTGAAGATGTTATTACCGTCTTTCTTAAATACTTCGTCTAATGTTATTGGGAATTCTTGTTTTTCTTTTAGATAAGCTTCAGGGTCATTTTCTATTGCTTTCCTTTCCTCAAGCATAGCCAATCTAGCTGTCTTTATATCAGGAGTTCCAGTCTTTTCCCACGTCGTCGCATACTTAAGATGAGATGGTATAAAGAGTCCAGTCTCACCTCCCCATTCGTTTATTGGGTATAGATTAAATGCCCTTGGATTTGTGAACATGTGCTTAGCGTGGTCATTATTTACTGACCCTCCAGTCCCTGTGTAAACAACAAATGCTTTTTTAATCTTACGCATAATAAGCCACGATCCCTTAGACTGACCTATAACTTCTTTTAAGGCCCCTGGCCCAGTTGACGGGAAAGCCGCAAATTCCTCTATATGCTGGAAGTTTGGACGTCGTCCTTTTGTTGCACCTGCACGGAAACCATATACGATCCTTTTTATATCATTCTGTGATCCTCTCTTCTCTTTCTTTCCGGTTACAATATCAGTCACCTCTTTGAAAGCTGTTATATTGGTCTTGGAGTTAGTATCTCTTTCTTGCCAGAATCCAGGGTATGCGTTCTCTATCTCATCTAGCGTCTCTATAACTTTGTCCCAAGCTTCAATTGCGTGGTCTTCTGAAGTTGCCGAAGATATAAGATCCTGTTTGTTACGGAATATATAAAACCAGAGCATGATTGCTGTTGTAAAATATGATTTACCAATACCACGCCCAGACATTAAAGCCACATACTCACGTCTCTTAAATGCAGCCCACATAATATCAAAGATATATCTGTCAATCGTTGAGTACATAGGATGTCCTATATCTGTGTCATCTTCTAAATAACCTCCCTCACCGTCTTCAACTGGTATAGGAAATACATACACAACCATCCAAAATACAAAGAATGGATTATAATATTCACCTTCAACCATCACCCCGTTCTTACAAGCTTTGTCTATCTTTTGATAATACTCAAGCATCTCTAAAGAGTCTTCATGCACTTCTGGTGGATTACGCATATTTATAAACCACTTAGGGAGAGGTCTGTATACGAGATAGTCCTTCATGCGAATTTCCTCATCTCCAGTTATTATACCTTTCAGTCTATAATTCACATCAGTTACTTCCCACTCATCATTGAAGACTTTTCCAGGATAACTTCTATCTAAATAAGGAGTTTTAGCCTCATCTAAAGGATCATAGTAATTTCTACTACCTATAATGTAAGGTTTAATCGATCCTGTCTTTTTTCCTTTGGTTGTAGCCATAATCTTAATCTAAAAGTCCTCTTTCACGGAAGCTAGTTCTAGTTCTACCTCCTTTATTTCTAAGACTCATGCTCTGTCTTTTCATAGATGCTATAAGCTTTTCCTTCACTTCAAGCAATGTAGGCAGTTCTTTAATGGCCTTGTTTATTATATCTACATTAGATACAAATGAAGTTATGCCTGTATTTGGATTAGTCTGCTCCATTATCTTAGGTTTGGTATTTTTTATAGTATACCTTATCTGCTCCATCTTTCTATCTATCTCTTCTATAGTCCTTTCTTCCTCAGTTGTAGAAAAGAATATATAAGCCTCGGCTGCATCTTCTATCAGCTTCATCTCTTCTTTGGTAACAGGGGGCTCCTCGAGCTTTTTCTTCCACACTCTGTAGATAACCTGCTCTTTTTTTACTCGGCTGTCTGTGTCTCTGAACACATTCTTCTCGTCTAAACTATACATAAAGAAGATATACAAAAACGCCTTGTCTAAAGCCACCTTCTGTTTACTCTTATTATAGTATTTCTTCACTTTCATAAACTCATCAATCATTATAAAATTGACATCTATGATCAATTTATCATCTTTAAAATCTAATCTTATTGGCATAATTCATCATCATTATCATTATTCATATTCCTATTCCTATTTAAAACTTCTGCTGTGTCACTAAATCGTATGTATACTCCTGCAAATAAAGAGCATATAAGTATACAAATGTATAATAGCACAGCAGTAAATTTTACCATGTTATTGTTCTATTACTGAAAGGTCCTTAGAGTTAAATCTATGTTCCTGTAATTTTCCATCTTCACTAAACCATATACAACTAATCCCTAAAAATAAATTATCTGAATTCTTAGAAATCTGTAACTTTTTAATCTCACTAACCATCATCACTGGCGCATTAGGAAGCTTCTTATTAAGCTCTACTATCTGCCCAGGCTTAAAATAAACCTTTTCTCCTATCATCTTTTTCTAAATTTTGCTTTTTTAACATTCATAAGTGAACCAAACTTTCCACCAAACTTTTTCTTCTTCGTAGAGCTGCCTTGGTCTTGTGACTTAGTGGTTTTCTTAGTTTTATTGTCTTTTCCTCTGTATTCCTTGACACCTTGATTAGAGAATCCTTGATTTGCATCAGAATCACTAGTACCGCTCCTTTGTTGTGCTGCATTTACATCCTGTGTCTGACCTCCTTTACCCTTACCTTTTCTGGTAATATTTCCAGTAGCAAGATCAGGATTCCATGAATTAGGGTCAGCATTATAGATAGCACTTGCAATGTCATGAGTCAGCATATTATCCATATCTGCTTGAGTTGCACCTGGCCCTATTCCTCCCCTAAATCTTTCTATCTGCATCTGTTTTAAGTAGGGTGAATTGGATATAAGTGCCTTTCTAGCTTCAGGGTCAGTCATAGCTTCTCTAAGTTTTCTAATACCACCTCGAGTGTAGTTACCCATTATACCATCAAGTCCTCCATTACCAAAACCTCCAAGATCTATATTAGCATTAAGCAGCACAGATTGCAGTTTCTTTATACTCTCTTTATCTCCTGCGTTTACACCTAAAGAATCTAGAAATTGTTGGTCTTCTTGAGTCCATTCATTTCGTTTAACAGGAGTAGTTTTTGTTCTGTCGAGATTCTGTCTTTGTATATATCCTCCTTGTGTTGGAGCCTCTTGTGTAGATTGTCCTCCACCTTTTGTCATCTCAGCTGACTTTTCTCCCTCAGGTTTAGCTTCCATATAATCTCTGACAGCATTGTACCTTCCAAATCCTGCATTAATTAAAGCTCTTACAGGAGCTCCAAAGAATCCACTCAACTTGCTTGATAGATCTTCGGCTTGATAAGGGTCACCATTAGGAGACCAGCCAGGGGTATTACTTCTATCTCTAGGTCCTCCTAGGTCATGGTATGTAGGTTGATGTGTAAGTAGGTCATATCTAAACCCCTCATTATACTCAGGCTTAGTGCCTGTATTCTGCCCAGTACCTGCTTGTTGTCCAGGATAAGGATTTTGTGTATAATCACTAGTCTTAGATTGTGTGTCATACTGTGGATCATTCATATTCCTCTGTATGTCTGCATAATGCTCATCCATGTGAGATAGAGCAGCACCTACAGGAAGAGCACCTAACATAGCACCAGCAGCTGGGGCCATACCACCGCCTGCAGCAGGAGTAACAGCTTGAGGTCTACCTTTTAAGTATTGATAAGCTACTTGACCTGGTCCTGCAGCTGTTAAAGCAGCGGCAACTGGCCAGTATCCCCTAGTATCAGTATTTTTGGCAGGAGCTTGTTGTTGCCCAGGATTTGGGCCTTGTAGCATCAACGGAGTCTGACCTCCAGGCTGAAACTTACGCATCTTATTCTTATTGTATAATAAGCCTTTTAGTTTTTTCATAATTATTGTTATTACTATTATTAATCGATTAATCTATATGGATTTTTGAGGTATTCTTTATCTCTAGAACTATCATACACTCCTTGTCCATTAGTTTTTTTATATTTCGCTTGTAGTATTCCTTTTTTATCAATCCATATTTCTATGGCGTATCCTTCTACAAGTTCAAAATTATCTTCAGTCATTACTACTAAAGATTTTTCTATTACATTTTCTTTTAATTTGCCCATAAGCATTCTATATATTTCCATCTGAATGCTGTAATGGTAGTAGTTACAATCCATCAAGTATTTAAATGGACCAAACATCATTTTGTATCCTCCGGCACGCTGGTTATAAAAGCTCTTTTTCTGTATAGGTTCTTTTAAAAACTTGTAGTCAAAGATACCAAACTTAGTCTTTCCATCGATTTTTTTGCGTAATAGTAAATCTACTTGACCAGCAAGTCTGTATTTTAAGTTATATACTAACAATTCAGTTTTTGCTAATTTCCACCCTAAAGATGCAAGCTTTTTTAGAGCCTTTTCTGCATGTCTTGCCTGAGGTTCTTGCGGTACTTCGCCAAAATCCCAGCCGTCATAAATAGACTCGCAATAAGCATGAAGTTTAGAACCACGATCACTTGCCACTTTAGCTTTCTCAGCCCACTCAGCACGGAGTTCTTCAGCTGATATTTCCAATCCATCCTTGAACCCAGCCAGAATTCCAGTCGGTGATCTAAATTTGAATTTAGTGACATTAAATGCGTTTACTTTATTGTTTGTTATATCTTTTATATGGTAATATTTATGTCCGCGTTCTAAGAAGAACACTTTACCATCAGGACTTATATTATCAACTTCTAACCTGCCTACATACAATTTAGGCTTTAACTCTGGACATACAATTTAGGCTTTAACTCTGGAACGTACATAACTTCTAACTTTTATCTATACTTATTGTGCTCTGAGGCAAAAAATGTATTGTGTATCATTTTTCCTACTTCATGTGCCCATGGGTCTATATAATTTTCACTAAACCTGTTCATAGAATTATCAATTTCTTTATAATGAGCGTCTCGCTCTGCATCAGTCATCGAAGCTAATTCTGCTTGATTAGAAGCTTCTTCTACAGCAGCTCCAATGTATGGTAACTTTTTTAATATAGGTTTGGCTCGCTTTCCTAATTCTATTCCTTTTACAATATTTGATTTAAATTTTGGAGTAGATTTATACTTAAGGGCACCTAATCCTCCTGTGGCTCCCAGCTCACCAGCTTCTATGCCTGCCTCTTTAGCATCAGGATCCTCAATTCCATAGTAAGCGAGTTTTGGAAGTGATGCCAGCACTCTTCCTCCAAGATTAGCGGTATGTCCTGCTACTGCTGCAGGCCATTTCCACTTGCCAAAATCTTCTTTTGGTCTATTTAAAGTACCAAGTTCGTTTCCCCAACCTTCTTCAACTACTGTAAAAAGGTCATCTACAAAATTACCGCCATTTTGATACATTAAGATTCCTCCACGTCTAAAGCCGGGAGCATAATTTTTCCAGGCCCCTTCCCCAAATTCCTTTGACATAGCTTCTGTAGGAAATTCATACTCCTCATTTCTTTTTCTAGCAAAATTTCCTGGGTGTCCTAGATTGCTTCTAACTTGTTTATCATTAAAATCTGTCCACTTTCCAGTTTCAGAGTCTTGAAAAAGTGTGGGATAGGATGTATAGTGCTTTCCAGTATCATTTCCACTTTCCAGTTTCAGAGTCTTGAAAAAGTGTGGGATAGGATGTATAGTGCTTTCCAGTATCATTTGTATAATGACCTGACTCCATTAAATGTGTTGACACAGTTCCGTCTTTATTTGGTCTGACGCCATTTCTGGATCTTAGCATATGGTCTTTATAGTCTCTGAAGAGCTCATACCTAACAACATCCATTGCCTGCCTTTTCTTGTCTGGATCTACCTCATTCTCATCGGGATTCTCACCAAACATGTCAGCATAAAGTCCTTTCCAGTGTGTAGGATGTGTTGGTTGTTTTCCAGTAGATCCCCAGTGCATTTTTCCATCAACATTAGATATCTCTGGTTTTGACCCGGTCGCCCACTCACGCCTTGCATCGTAATATTTGACACTCTCAGGATTTCCAGCCATCCCACTTGACTTAAAATCTTGCTGGAATTGCTGTGTGTAGCGCCTCCTCTTTGATATTTTTTATATAGTATACTCATTGATTATGTTTAATGTTTAAATTTCCTAGCATTCTGAGCAAATACAGCTCTTTTTCTTACAGTTGGACTTGCAGAATTCTTCCCACGTTGTATACATTCGCCTGTTACTTTACCTCCACAGTACTCAGTAAATTTTCCACGGTTCTTTTTCTTTATATGTATCTTAGGCTTTCCTCCCTTTTTATATAAAATGCCTGAAGATCTATCATTACTTCTCATAATTGTACTTATTATTCGTCCTACAATAATTTATAAGAAATAATAAGCACTTTAACAAATTAATTAGGTAATGGCAATCAGCATATTTATCGTTGTTCCATCTTCTAGCTCCGATACTTTACGCATAAAAAGTTCTTTTCCAAACTGATTCTCAAGTTTATTAGTCATGGATTCAGTATTATATGTCACTAAACTTACGTCTATCTTATTTAGTATTTCTATAATAACACTGTCTGATAAGAATATTTTAGATCCCTTTAATGCTATCCCTCTGTGGATTGTATCATAGCCTATTCCGGTGTAGTATATATAACCGAGTGCTAATAGTATTTTTCTTCCTATTATATACTGATAAAAATCCATCTTCTGAAGTTTCTTGCTTATTGTATTTGAAGTTATATGTAATCTTCCTGCCTCATTTAATCTATCATATAAATTATGTGGAGAGTAGAAGGCGATGGACTGTATCTCAAGACTATCGATGAATGGATTTAACTTCCCTCCCTTGGCAAACCATTCTGTGTGGCCGTCTTTATAGTCAGGGTTGGGATGACTTTTTAGTCTTTGAGCATTAAATCGTCCGTGGAGTTCGCCTTCAATATCCTCATTAAAAACATGTATAGGAATTACTTTTCCTGGTCTGCATAATTTTCTAAAACGTGCACGTGGGTTTGTCGATTTTCCTATCTTGTATAAATCAGTTTCCTTATCGTGCAAAACATATGTATAAACTTTCTGTGTCATAACTTTCAACTTTTAACTTTTAACTTTTAACATTTCTAACTTTAATCTTTATATTTCTCTTCTATTTTATCAAGTGTATTTTCTAATAATGACATTCTACCATCATTCATATACTTAACAAGTGTTTTATATTTCTTCTCAGTGACGATCTTCTCATTTAATAATTGTTCCATTCTTGCAAGTGCAACTGCTCTACGCTCATTAACTTTAAGGATCTTCTTCTGTGTCATCGGCACATTCTTTTTTTCAGGGACATAGACCTTAGGTTTAGAAGCTTCTTTAACCCTGTAATCTACTACTTCTTCGCTAAGGTCTGACGCAACAGCGAAATCTAATAGAGAATAGTCGACAAGAACCTCGCCATCTTCTAACATTATCCATTTAAGCGTGTCTTCTTTTTGTTTAAGCAGTATAGTATTTAGTGTTTTTCTTACTGCTTCTTTACTTACATTGAGTAAGGGCCCTAATTGATTGTTAGAAATTCTGTCTTCTTTTATAATACCTTCTCTTCTTAAAGCGTCAACTCTAAGTAAAAACGCTTTCTGTGATGTTGTTAATATCTTTGTTATCAAAAATGTTTTCTTTACCATGATATAGTCTCCCTTCAGTCTGGTTCCTATTATTTCATATCCGGTATAAACTTTCTTTAGCATCCCTTTCTTTATTAGCCCTTCGATTGACTCCTTTACTTTCGCCTTACTTATAGATAAAGCAACAGCAAGCCTATTTAATGGTCCTTTATATATAGTCCTCTTTGTTCTAAAATTATATGAAGTCATACCTATAAAAGCATAGATAACAATTTCTTGATCGGTTAGTACTCCAGATTCACCAGTCTTCTTAGTAGTTATCAACTTATGGTTTTGAACCTTAGTATATTGAACATTAGTTTCCTTGGCATTCTCATTCATAGACCCACGTATTTTCATTATATATTTGAATTTTAATATTAGTATCTTCTCTATATATAATATAAGAATTTTTGTAGTTAACATGTAGCCATTAATTAAATTTTTTATATAAAATTATGGCAACTTTCGTGACCGGGATTTGCAGTTTTGTGGCAACTTTCGCTCCCTTGTTTTGCAGTTAGTGGCAACTTTCGTGACCGTACTTTCTCACTACAAATCGCCGAACCCCCAGTGTTTATTAGGGCTAACAACTTTGCAGTTTTTCCCTTAATATAGTACGATAATCTTAACGTGACGCTGTCTTTATAGATTAACGGCAGACTAGATCACCTACTATCATGTCGAACGCAATAAAAAAGTTTGTAGTTATGCAGTTAAGGTTGGCTCGCGAGGGTTGATTGACAAGGTTGGATGATTATGTACCCCGGTACTTTTTGAAGGGCCCCGGGTCGATTATATAGTTGGGGTTGTATATAGTGAAGAGATGTTGGAGGTTTTTAGGTTTTAGGGTTTTAGGGTTTGAGATTTTAGATTTGAGGTTTGAGATTTTAGATTTGAGGTTTGATGTTTTGATGTTCTGAGGTTTCAGAAATATCAAAAATTTTCTAGCAAGTCAGAGAGGCGTTACCGCGTTGGAATTGATCCCCCATCAAAAATTTTTGGGAAAATGAAATAATATTTTAAATTAATTATTTAATATAAAAAATAAAAATTCTCTCCCAGCAGACATCATCACTATAGAATTAAAACATCATTAATGAAGTAGAAGTACGGGACACTGCCGAATAAC